GAAACCTACCGAAACCCTAAGTAAATGCGAACTTGAAAGTTTGCTTTTACTAAATGTTTATGGTGGACCTGGGGGGATTCGCACCCCCGTCCAGAACACTTTTCTCTTTGTATCTTCCCTTTCGGTATTTACAGCAATTCTATTACTCTATTATAACACTAATTCTATGCTATGTCAAGTGTTTTTCTACCATTTACCATTTTTATAAAAATTTATATGTTCAACTAATGTATTTATGTAGTCTTCAGTTTTCTTTACGAAAATTAAAGGTTTTTCATTTTCTACTGCCATAACAATTACAATTTGTTCAACTGGAATCTCAACCAATTCTTCATACATTGTTGCATAGGCTACGCACTGTGCAAAATAGTCCTGTATATCTTCTTCCTTCTTTATTCTTTTAGAAGTCTTGAAGTCAATAACAGAAAGTTTTCCTTGCCACTCCGCAATAAGGTCAACTCTACCAGCAAGACCAATTCGTTCTGACCAGAGAGCTTGTTCTTGGTAATGTACATTATTTATATTAGCAAATTCACTTTGAATAGACCGAAACATTACTAAAGCATCCGGCATTTCTTTTCGCCAATTGATTTCTTGATTGTTTATATATTTTTCAGCAAGCAAGTGTACACGATTGCCTCGCCCAGATGCAATTTTTGAAATGCGATTAGCCTCAACATCACCTACACGATTTCTCCATTCAATGATTGATTTTTTTTTCATTGCTCCTATTACAGTAGTGACAGAAGGTAATTTTGCACCCGATGGTGTTACATAATACCGTTTACCATCAGGAAAAGTTTCTGATTTTAAATTCGGTATTGATTTTGGCGGGCAATGAATGAACACTATACTCCTACTTTCTCACATGCTAGAATCCAAGATTTCACAAGACTAGACCTAACAATATCATTTGGTGTAAAAGTAATTTCAGTAAATTCGTCCATATGTCTTGCAACTTGAAGAAATTCATTGAGACCCGATACATCATATTTTGATTTAATTAAATCATTTTGTTTCAAGTCACCAATAAACATAATTTTAGACCTATGACCAACCCTAGACATAACGGAAGACAATTCGTGAAAAGTCATTGATTGAGATTCATCAACAATAATAATGGCATCATCAATTGAAATTCCTCGGATAGCAGTTGTTGAAATGAATCTGGTGTAACCTTGCTCTTTCATTCTTTCCCATGCATCCGAGCGACCAAATAATGTTTCGCTTATTTCTTTATATGGTACTTCATAAATTTCCATTTTTTCTTCTAGTGTTCCTGGTACAAAACCTTGGTCTCGCACTTGAACCGCAGAACGAACTACGACAACTTGTTTAAATGGATTGTTCCTGTCTAACACTTCTTCTATTGCCCGATAAAGAGCAAGAAAAGTTTTTCCTACTCCGGGTGAACCAAATAAACCAATGAAATAATCACCTCGTTTATATGAATCAAAGAAAATCTGTTGATTCTCTGTTAATGCTTGAAATGTTTTTAAATGGTCTAATTTTATTTTTAGTGCGTTGGTTGTTTTTAAATTAACAGCGATTTCGTCAACAAGCCCTATTTTTGTATTTGCTTTTCTTGTCATTGATACCCTTTAAATTTAAATGTTAGAAACCCTCTTCACATGAGAATCAATTAATTGTTGAGTTCTAACTTGTTTTATTGATTTTCTTCCGTGCCGTTTAGCCAACTCGCTACTCGGATGTGCCTCAGCTACTTTTGACAACACATCATTGAATCCAGATGGCACACGGTATTGTTTTGATACGGATACGCCAGACACTATCGCAGGTGCAGAAACCACAGGTTGAATGTGTGGACTGGTGCTAAGATATTCTTCTCGCTCAGATATTCTCATGAACGATTCAAATTCTTCACCGGTTTCAGTATTTAAAAAAACATAAGTTGGCATATACACTCTTATATAGTAGAGTACCAAACTGGAATTTCTCTATTTTTCCAATTTGCTAGGTGGGATTTATTATTAATGTAGTAATTTTGATATGATGCAATAGAATTACCAGGAATCTTCACTTCATCGGGCATAGCCGGTGTGGGTTGCGTGAAACCATTATTTGCAATATTTTTAGGAATATTTTTCAGCAAAACAAAGCAAAGACCGACACGCTCTACTTTATGAGTTTTGCCATACCGATGAGTGTACTCTTCACATAATGCAATCAACAGATTAGACAACCAGATATAATTCTCTGGTGATTGTCTTACCCAAATTGCTGAAGGATGATTGATATGTGTAGCAGAATAAAGAATAGATTCACGGCTATCAGAAAGTACATATCTTTTTTGTTTGCGACCAGTTTCACTGTTGCCAACAACGAGAGTACCATCAAGAAAACGATGAGCAGTAGAAAGTAATTGAGCATATTCAAGGATCATTTTTACCGTATGCTTATTATTGTGCATTTCAGCACACTTGTAAACATCGTGGTCTAGATAAAAAATATTCATATGTATTTTAACATAAAAAAACCTGGGCATTGCACCCAGGCTAAACTTTAAAAGTTTTTTGATTAAGCAGTAATTTCTGTCACTTCAAGAACCTCTGGCATTTCTGCTGGTGCTGGCACTGGCATCGGTACAGCATCAAAGTCTTTCATTTTACTTGCTGTTTTTTTGGTTTTTGTGGAACTAATAGTAATGCCACGATTTTTCCAATAATTCAGCACACTTTCATCCGTAGGATTTACGAGTTGGTAAGATACAACTTTTGTGCCACTCTTCACTACACGGATAACAGCCTTACTCCGAAGCCTAACCTCAAGGACATGTGCAGACAATTTATATTTCAAATCATTGCCTAATACATCCTCAAGCACTTCTTTTTTAACTGCATTACCAGTCATAAGCAATTGGAAGATTGGCTCCCATGCTTTGAGTTTAACGGGTTTTGCAACAGCGGTTTTAGATTTTACCATAATAAAAATTTCCTATCAAATTAACTAAACAAACATAATTATAACAGACCTTGGTAGATTTGTCAATCTTTTTTTGGCATTTATGTGTAGTGTTGTCAAAAAACAACATTAATATTTAAGTATTAATAACACCACACACCCGGCTGCCAATATACTAAAGGTGATTAATCGCCCAAGTAATGCGCCCATGAAAGTACCTAGAACAAAAATACTACTAGATGAAATGAATACTTCCATATAATCATCTCCGCATATTAGCTTGGTCACGAGCCTCTTCATCACTGAATATTGGCACAGCATTACTTTTATGCAAAGTGCCAATACCCTTCATAGCAGTCCCGGTATAAACTTTACCATAAACTGGTTTGGTTGCTGTGCCACCAAATGTCACTATACTAGGGTAAACTTTAGAGTCTCGGCCTGCAGGTATACTCAAATCAGGAAATTTGTTTTCAAATTTTGATTTGCTCTTCATTGAAGAAAATGTAGTTTTCATACTGGCAACAGACTTAATCCAAGATTCATAATCAGCAATTTCTTTTTTTGTTTTTTTCTTAGGTTTACTTTTACCTAAACTTCCGTATATCATCATTCTATTTTAACTACCCAAGTTTTCCAATTTAGACGAGAAATATTTTCTAATAGAATTTTGTTTTCTTTACAAAAAATCCAAGCATCAAGATAGAAATAAAATTCTCTCATGTTTTCGTTCCTTTAGGAAATACAATTGATTTGTGAGAAACCACCTTATAATCTTTAAGTAAATACTTTTCAACGAACACCAAAGAATCTGAAATTTCAGACGCATTCAAACTCTTACCAGACAAAACTCTAACCATGTGTGTAAAATGATCCATATTAACCTTTATATTATAACTGATTGCAATACTGTATTATAACACAGTTTTGCATTTTATGCAAGTGCTTGTTGTTTTTTAACAACAGCAGTAATGTGTTTACATTTTGCCCGATATTTAAATCCAATGCAGGTGCATGAATATTGTTTGTCGCCTTGCGTTACAATATAAGTACCTTTGATTCCTTTGACCTGAAATTTTCTAATTGTTTGTACAGTACCCGAAATTATTTTTATATCTGTAACCCACTCAGAGGGTATAATTTTTACTGGGTATTCTTTATCTGTAGTTTCTATGGAAAAACTATCAGCATTTACCCACTTTTGACTTTTGACAATATTACCATTATAAATTACATTTTTATATGGCGATGGAGCGAACAAATTGATATCTCTTACCCTAACGGTAATAGACACTTTAGAACCAATAGAAGGCATATTCATAGGTTCTATTATAACACAACCTGACCTTTTGTCAAGTTAAATGTTGTATTTTTACAACACTAACCTTTTAGTAGTTGCATATTATCAGTGTTTCGCAAATCTTCTTCAAAATCTTGCATTTTTAATTTTGTCAAGATTTGATTTAGATTTTGAATCTCTTGCTTATCTCTAGCAATTCTGTATTCAATATCTTTTATTTGCTGCTGAATAACTTGAACTGTATTCTTCATTTTCTTGTTTAACTAAACGATAATTAACTTTATCGTGGTGTTTTGTTTTTGATTCTTTCCAGTTTGGCACTAGTTCTTCTTTTTTACGAAATTTAGTCCTGTTGACTTTTTCCATTTTATTATTTCCAGAAATCATTTTACTTTTTTTTAACCTCCATTAAAGTATTCTATCTGCTACACCTAAACCCACTACTTCTTCCGAAGATAACCAAACATCCGTAGGTGATAAAAGTTTGGCCTTCACATCACGGGCGCTCATGCCCGTAGCATCCTGCAAGATTTTTAACATTCTTAAATGTGCTAATTCAGCCTCTTTAGTAAATGACTTTAAGTCGTGGTGTTTACCTTCATATGTATCTGAATATTGGTGACACATTAATCCGCAATTTTTAGTTACTAATCTTTCGCCTTTTTCACCGGAAGCAAAAATTAAAAATGCAGCCGACATGACTGCACCCATACCAATTGTTCTAATTTTATTTTTACTGAGATTCATCATATCAATTAAACCTAAGGCTTGATACAAATCTCCGCCCGGAGAATTAATATACAACTGCAATAATTTTTCGGGTTCCTTACTATCTAGAGTATTCTCATAAACTAGCCATTGAATAGCTTTAAGTGTATTCTCTTCAGTGATTTCACCACTCAGAAAAAATATATGATTATCAAGAAAAGCATTATCAAACTTATCTTGAATACTAAAAACAATTTCATCTTCCGGATGAATAACTTTTTTTACATTAGTTAAATGTTTTACTTTTTCCATGGATATATTCCATTATATTTTTTCAAATTAATTGCATTACCATTTTCAAAGAACTCTTGTTTTACAGAATTTTCATTACCATCTAAACGATAACATAATGTGTTTGAATTGGTGCAATCGTAATTGGGGAAATAGGCTGATAATACTTTATAAAACTGTCTGTCAGCACCCCATTGTCCATACCATGCATGGCCAACACGAACAGCAATATCCCGCCTAACAGCAAAGCAGGAAGTATCAATGTGGTTAACTTGTTCATCAAAGTAAACAGGCCATTTTCCAAGGCTTTCGCAATTGTCCTCGCAGAGTAATTTTTCATCTTTATTATATATTTTTCTTAGGCTGTAAGCCCAATCATTACCTTTTTCTATTACATTAACAAGTTTTTCTACATGCTCGGATTCTATCCAATTATCTTCATCCAAGTATACAATTATATCTGCATTTACTAGAAATGAACATGCTGCATAAACACGATGCCCGTACCAACCTTTTCCGACATTTTCATTAAGAAAATTTACACTAACTTTTTGATGGCCATTAATTTTATTAAGAGCCTCGCCATAATGAACATTACCATCCACAAAAATATAGTGGATTAAGTCCAGGTGTGTTTGTTTATCAACCGAATCAATACACTTGGTTAGATAATTACTACCAATTGTAGGTGTTACTACAGCAACTCTCATTTTGTTTTCAAAAATTAATTTGACAGAATCAGACGCCTAAATCAATTCCAGGAAAAGCTTCCTTAATAAGTTTTGGTGTCAAAAATGGAATATGTAAATCTTTTTTAATACACCGAATCAATAATTCAGCCTCACTCTTATGTAATGATTCTAGAACCATAGTGAGTAAACCTTTTTGTTTTGTTGAAGTTAGTCCTGGAGGTCGCCGAGGATGCCCAACAATAAACCTATAAAGTCTTTGCACTTCATTATGTAAATATAAAATATTTAAACCTTCCGGCTCTACTGCCGACTTATATTCTGAAATTTCAACATCAAAAACTACATTAGGATTAAATGCTGCAATTAGAAATTCACGAAGATTATTATCCCCGTGAATTCTCAATATATTAATTTTATCTGCTCGTTTTTCTGTCTTATTAAATAATTCAAATATTTCATGGTACAACAGGGAGTTCATTTTTTATCCTTAAAATTCATCAATAACCTCAAGAAGATTCTTTAAGCGATTAGTAATTAAATAATTCATAAATTTTTGCTTAGTCGCAGGTTTGGTCATCATATATGTATCTATGATATTTTTTGATATATTTTCTGGAATCATAGTCAAATCAATTAATTGTTTATTGCGAGACCAGTTACGCATCACAGTATCATTAAAATTACCACTGCCGGTTTCAGCAATTTCCGCTAAGAATTTTTTAGTTATTGGTTTTTGACGAATACTATCCGTAAACGAATTGTCTGGAGATAGAATATTAGGAATTCCATCACCGCTATCACCAGTTACAATTAATTCATTCAATTGTTTAATAGGGTCATCTGTTTTAATAAACTTTTTCATGGAAGAAGAGTATTGTTTAACTTTTGGATATACCTGCAATTGAACGAAATCTTTATCCGAGGATAATATCAATACTGATTGTTGCGCCGAGAAATTTTGTGTTAGTACACCTATAATATCATCAGCCTCAGCACCATGTATATCTATCACTTTGTATGGCGAATGCTCTTTTAATTCTTCACGAATATTAGACATACATTCAAAGATTTTATTCCAGTCGTGTCCTGATGCTGCTCTATTTTTCTTTCGGTGTGCTTTGTAAGCAGGAAAGATTTCACGGCGCCAATAGTGCCGATTATCGCAAGCAATAACCACCTCGCCATATTCACTTTTGAATTTTCTAATATTAGCCCGAATAGTATTCAGTACCATATGCCTGACCAAAGATTCCTCAACACTAGTTTTTGAGGAGCCGATTTGTTCCATCAAGTTGGCAATGACAACTTGGTTGTAATCAATTAAAATCATACTTTATTATAACACATTATAGAACCCGTAGCAATACGATATCTTTATTTATGCGACCATTCATTTGAGATTCTTTTGCTACAATGTTTGCCATTAAATTACGCAAAGAAACTTTACCGCCTTTTACCACTTGTGATAAAACCGTTTCGGGTTTTCTTACTGTTTTATTAACAGATTTTGTTTCATTGTAATTTACAATTGTTGTTCCTTTAATTGCAAAGCCACCAGCATCTTCGGCATGATATACACCAAGCTTTCTAATCTTAGTATTAAATACCCACAATTGCATTTGACCGATGATATCTTTTGGTTGTATGGATACTATTTTGTATTCATCATGTTTTTCGCAAAACTTTAGCTTAGAGGCTAACTGCACTGGTGTTTTGGTTTTTGTTTTTCTTGGCTTACGATTAATTTTTGCCAGACCCGCAATTTTTCCTGCATCAGTAATAATAGTATCACAAAATGCAACTAATTTTTTCAATTGTACTTTAGTAAAATTGGAATAGCCCTCTTTAAGGCTAGCATCTTTTGTATGCAAAACCTCATCAAATTCACTTCGGTGTTTTTTGAATATGTCAATTAATCTATTGGCATGCATTCCTTTAGCACGGTCATGCATAATCGCAAACGGCGCCGGTGCCTCTGTGAATCCACTCAAAACATAATCGTCAATTGCGCCTTCCAAGTCACCAGCAATTTCAGAAACCTTTTCATTGATTCTGTCTTGAATGTTAGGACCTTTATCTATAACAACAATTACAGGAGCAATATTCTCAATCTGAAGAATTTTCTTCAAGTTAACATCAATATAGGTTCTTCCTTTATCGCCTATGTCATTGCCATTCAAAACAAGGCGACACAGCCAACCGACGGTCAAAATTCCTTTTGATGCGTCAATTTTACCTAATAGTTTATATTTTTTAGCATAGAGATTAATATAATTTAGGGCATCCTTATTCTCTTTATTTTGATGATACCAATTTAATGATTGCATCAAATTAATTTTAGACATTGGTTCATTGAACCGAGGTTCATCATCAATTCTAATTCTAGGTTGTTTTGCTGGCCTTGCCATCTTTTAATTCCTGAAAAGTGTAATTTTTATATGCAGACATTACGAAAATGCCATCATCAGTTTCTATGTATGCTTTGGATAAACATTTAGCAACTTCCATAACTTCATCATGGGTCTTGAATACGGAACATTCACCAAAATATTTAACGAGTACATCCTTGTTTAAATATTTCGTAAAGTCCGGACTATAACCAGTAAATAAAGATTCGTAACATCCCATAGGAGTTACTCTATAACCATCTTTTGTTATTAAAATATAAGTACCCTGTGGCATTTAATTGAACTCCATTTTTTTTGTTAACTAACATAATAATCCTAAAATTAATTATAACACATCCACGAATTGAACGCAAGCGCCTTCTAAACCGGATGCATAAATTTCCGCACAGGCCTGGACATAAAATACACCTATGACCCGGCCTTTATATATTACAACATATTTTTTCATTTAACGACAAAAGGTTTATCCCATTTGCCAATGTTGATGTGAGCATAATACGCGGTATCAAAATAATCCGTCTGAGCATCACTACGGTCATAGTAATCACCAGAGTAAATCGCCCCAACGATTTTAGTCATTAGTTCTTTTGCTTTACCGGAATAATGGTCCCGATAATGATAATGATTCACTTGGTCGTAGCCAGTGGTGTTTTTTTGAAAACCACGGGCTGTTTGGTAGAAGTCAGCACCGCATGTATCATTAGAGTTTGCAATGAAGTCAACAGGAGCCGACTTGATGGTGCATGTAATGGAAAGATTGGAACATTTTAGCGAATACTTCACGCCAGTGCCTTTCAGCGCCTTGTCAAGGTTTGCTTTAATAACTGCTTTTCGCTTTTGGTTCATGTAAGCCATGTGATTTCCTTTAAATCTCAATTTCTAAGATTCTATTCTAGCAGGTCCAATGGAAAAGTCAAGCATTATTTTAGATTTGTTGCAAAAAAACAACGCACCAGGACGCTCTAGGAGCATTTTTTGGAGTGGTGAGTAGTCTAGCATCAATTGGCGGAACTGGTTCGTTCCTAGATGGTCCGGCGTGACGGAATCGAACCGCCATGTACAGGGTAGAAACCTGCTATATTATCCATTATATGAACGCCAGGGAAAAAAGTGTAGAGTCTATTTTAAAAAATTACTGGTGCCTTGGGAGAGAATTGAACTCCCACTCAAGCGATTATGAGTCGCCTGCTT